TTTTGTAAGTATTAAGATCGGATTGGATAACTCGATCTTTAGGTGATAACAAACTACGCTCTAGACGTAGTTGCCAACCCTCTTCAATATCATTCTCAGCGATAACAGCATAACCAAAAACTCCTGGCGTTGGCATCATAAATTTGCCGTGCTTTTCTGCCTCTTGGCTATTAGCGAAACCTCGCGCAGTGATTGTCCAATCCTTACCAAAATAAGCGCAGATAAAGTCTCTCATGATATCAACCTCCGTAAACTTCTTCTGCCATGGGAGTATCAGTCCCAAACATTTGCTCGAAAAGATTACCCTCTGGAGCACTTGCGTCAGTGATTAACTGCTTCCTTTTGCATGATAGTGCATTAAGGCAGGATTGTGCATTCTCTAATTGTATGCGAAGTTTGGTAACTTCATCACGCATATCGCACATTTCACGTTCGATTGCATTGACTTCAGTATAAGGAAAAGGTTTCATGTTTGGAGATGAAATGATAGTGAGTTTAGAAAGTTGATCTTTGATATTCATTCTGCTGCTTCTGAATATACATCATAGAAGCAATCAAAGGCATCTAAATCACCTGCAAAGGAGTTGATCCCTGCCTGATCACAGATCCAGTCGTATGCCATATCTAAATCAGCACCGGTTTCCATTACAAAGGATTGTAACCCTTGCAGAGCAGAGATGAAAGAAGAATCGTTGAGAAGCAGTTTTGTTTTGTTCATACTGATAGTATGGCAGATCCTATGGGATCCAGTAGTTCATGGTGATACAAAACTCCGATAGAAAACCTTTAGGTTGCTTGTGCCAATCCCATACCGTCACATAATACTAAATGATGCTAACTTCCCACAATTGGGTTGACACCTATCACTTTTGCTGTAGGATTACGTGCTATAGCTGTTTCTCTCGCATCCTTATGACTGGTGGCATAAACTTCCTCTTTGAAGACTTTGCCGCCAACATACAACTGAACTTCCCATTTCATAGCGGTGAAAACAATTTAGTGGATGAGATGATTAACAAGAACGTGAGCATGATTACCACGTCCCATGATTTTGTTCGAATAAAGAATGGCACAGAGATAGCATCACCAACAAACTGCATAATCACTCCTAATGATAGATTCACATGGAGAATGATGAAATATGCAGTGACTACAAGAAATGATCCTATGACTCTACCAGCGGTGTCAATCTTCATTTGCGATGTTCCTGTGAAAGAGAGTAAAGATAATGAAATGATTCATTTACTTTGTCACAATCATCACCAAACCATCTATCATATTCGCCATCATTGTGCAGATCAAAATAACAGATTGCTTGATGGATTAATTCAAGATCATATTTGTCAAGTTTTACTTTCATCATACTTAAGCGGCGCAGAGTTGTAGATACTTACCATTACGTTGTGGTTTCTTTAACCAACCCCATGCAATTTGCTCTTTGACTACATCATACTCATCAATCGCAATTAACAATGATGTGCGAGAATTAGACTGAGTTGCAGTACCTCTCCGGATCAATTCAATCTGATCGAATACTCCGATGAAGATTTCACCAAGCAACTTTGCATCGCCATTGAAAATGTCAAAGACATTGATATCTTCATTCAATCCATACTTAATGCCGATAAAGTCCATCTTCTCATCTTCTTTCTTTGTTGCATGAGTCGAACCCGTCCAACTATTCTTACCTGATGTTCCTTTGATCTCCCAGATTCTTCCATTGATAGTCACATCACCAGAAGAACTACGATCCTTCTTAACATCGAAAGATTCGCACTTTGCCAATTGGCATGTTAACACAGACTCAAGGATTCGTCCCAAATATACAAATACTTCGTTACGATCTTCTGTACCAAGTTCACGAAATGTGATGCAATCATTATCAATAACCCCACAATCTCTCTCTCGGTTGAGGTTACGCAGAATCGGACAAAATCCGATTTCCATATTCAGTTCGCGGACAATCTCAGCAACGATGTAAGGATTGCTGAAATAATCGCGGATCTCAGTTGCTGTCATTTGAATCGATTTCTTTGACTCCTTTAATATACATGATTTTGGTACCCTATGGAGGAATGGTGTCCAGTTCGCCAACTGGTTTGGGTTGGTTGGTGGTATTCTGTCGCCCTGTCGCTGTGCTGTCTTGAGAACCATCGCCACCACTAGAGCAAAACCCTCTTTTTTCCATAATTCTATCGGGAACGAGTGTTACATCATCCACACAACTCCCGATATGGAAAAATCACTAATTAACATTTAATCATCATATTACCGCTTGATAACAGAGATAGCGGGTTCACCCTGATGAAAGACAGTATCAACAACCGCTTGCACTTTTCTGCTGGTAGTGATACCAACCTTGTCAAACACAGGAACAACAACTAAACCAAACTGCTTAGACTTGTCACCCAATCTGATCACACGCCCAATCGTTTGACTGATACCGATGTAATCCATGTTACGCAAGAAAAGTACAGCCTCCAGTCCGTTGACGTTGATACCTTCGCTCAAAATAGAGTGATGGATAACAACAAACTGTTTGCCTTTTGTCTTGCCCCAAGTGTTAAGAGTCTCGAAGAATGTCTCACGATCAACTTTCTTACCATCGATGATTGCACCAGTCTTCGATGTGATCATCATCCATGAATATCCGCGCTGATACAACTCAACACAGAAATCAGTTTGTGACACCAACCCAACGATCTGTTTGGTAGTACGAGCAGCGATCAAGATCTTATCAACATTCTGATCATCAATGCAACTAAGCATATACTCACTGTCACGATCATAACTAATACCTTTGTCTGCCATCTCCATTTTCTTGACTACAACTTTAGGAGGGAGAATGTATCCACCATCAACTAACTCAGGAGCAGGCACATTGCAAATGATGTTACCATAAACCTCAGGCATATTCATTCCGGGTTTGAATATCGTGTTGCTGTACTTTGGTGTTGCAGTGAAGAAGAATGTCCGTGCATCTGACTGCGACACAACTTCAGTCGGAGCAAAGAAGTTGCGCTTGACACTGTTATGCGCTTCATCAAAGTATGCTGTATTCACGACAATCTCACTGTCTACAATCTTTTGCAAACTATTGTATGTTGTGAATATAAGTTTTTTTCCGCGAGTGAACTTATCCCACAGTTTGATTTGCTTTGCTTTAGTTGTGCTGAAGTAATGTGTCTCACCACTATGAACATGCAGAACATTTACATTAGTGATGTGCTCAAGAAATTCGCTGCACAGTTGATCTGCCAACAAAATACGAGGAGCGACAACAACAACCGTTCCATCCACAGTATCATCGAACGCAGACAATGTGTCCTGAATCATGCACATTGTCTTACCACCACCCGTGGGGATGATCACAGTGCCCTTCTCATTGTGCTGCATTGCATCACATGCTCGCTGCTGATGTGGGCGAAGGGTGAACATCGATGGATCTCTCAATAAAGATAATATACACGAAAAAGTGTCCACCTGCAAGTGTGGTGGACACTACATGCACTGTCACACTAGAAATTTCTTTTCGTAGTTAAGAAGATCTAATGGAGCAGGGATAATGTTATTTTCACATTCAATACTATTTTCCCAGAGAAATCCATCCTTACGATATAATTTAATACCCAGTTTCTTATATTTTAAGTTAGTTGGCACATAAACTTTATACTCAACACCATTATTTTCAGTCAACATACTCAATTCTTTATTTTCTTTCTTAGTGACTGTGATTGTGGAACATGACAACCAAAACAGATTTTCAAAGATTGTATAATCTTTGAGATAAACATCGGCATTGTCCATAATCATTCTACCGATGAATTGTGGAGACAAACAATGATCATGACACCTTTGTTTCGGTGAATTCTTTGCAGATTCACTAATCAATCCAGTGTGATTAACTGTACTACAATCAAAAACAGGAATGTAATAAAGTCGGGTGATTGGACGAAAAAAGTCTTCATCACCCCAGTTTTTTTGACTTGCTCGCATATGCAAAAATGCGGTTTCTGCATATGCTCTCCAGTTCTTAGATCTTCTCATGCAGTGTAATAAGCATTGCGATATAGATAACCACCTGCCCAGTCACACTTCTCTAAAACAAATTCACGTTCTTTGACGATTAAGAGATTGAAGCGTACACCTTTAGCAGGTGCCTTGATTGATGCTGGTTTGTATACTTCACCGGACTTCCTATCAATGAAAGCATGGACGGATTCAGTCTCACCGTTGATACATTGCATCACTTTGTGATACTTACGTCCAGAGATCAGTGCATAAGAATAGTTTCTACCATTCGGATGCTGACGTTGATAACTTGCCTGAAGAGCATCACATAGCATCAGAGAATACTTAGTGACGTTGATTTGAATCGTGTTCTGTGCATCCTTCTGAGCAACATAATCCTGGAAGGTAGCAGTCATGTGGTTTGAATCGTATGAACGTATTGTAGAGGCATATAGATGCCTCTGAGTGCCTCTGTGGACACTATGCAGAGCGTCCACTCCATGCCTTCATATTGTTGAAGTTTGCGCGGGAGAATTCATAACGATTTACAAGTTTATAAACACCATATTCATTGCTACGGACATAACCCTCACCCTCACATTGTTTGCCATCAATATATGTCTTCGCACCATCATTACGACACAAGAATAACATGTCATCTTTGATTGATTTAATCAAGAACCAGAAGGAAATGAGCATAGAGTTGTCAAACGTTTCAGGAACCACGCTGATACCTTCGCGGATACACTTGTTCAGTTTGATGGTAAGTTCCGCTGCTTCCTTTTCATCCGCGAAAGTTACTAATTGAGACATTTGTTTGGCGAAACCAACAATCTCATCAAAATCTTCATCAATCTGCCAACACTTTGGTTGCACAAACTTACAAGTCTCAGTGTCATCGAATGTCGGGAAAACATCACCATCACTTACAACAAAAGCATCCTTAAGTTCACCTGTGCTTGTTGCATAGAATGTGTGCGGTGCGATGATAATATTCTGATCAATTATTTCATCAAAAACATATGTTATCGTGTTAGGCGTATAAGTATCATCGCCGCCAAAACCAATAAAATCGCATTGTATAATACCGGAGAAAGAAGGGAGGCAATCAAAACAATGATGCAGAATTTCAGCAACTGCCCCAGTGTGATTTTGCTCAATTTCTTGATGACTTTCATTGATCTTGATTTTAACTTTGTTGAACACCGATTTTGTTCCCACGAAGAAATTACCTGTCGCAGGATTCGTACCCCAAACGATTGCAGGCGCACCATCAATTTTTGCAGAGATTTCACCATTAGAGAGGAACCAATCAAGGACAGAAAGATCACCAGTCAGAATGGAGTCTTCTGGGTGCTGGAGGTGGGTGTTTTTCATGAGTATATACTACTCGATCAAAAACGCGATTCCACCTCTTTTGTGACAGTTTTTATATAGTCACACCCCCAAAACTGCGGTTTTAGCGTTTTTTATATAAATTTTATATAAAAACCCATTAAAAAAGGGGCGATAAGGCCCCTACTATCATCTTTATACTCTCTGTAAGAATTACACTGTCATATCTGTATCAAATTCATTACATTCAACATTCATACCCATGATGTCACCTTGCTCATTCAAAAATTCATCAAGTGACTCACTATCTCGGTACATCAATTCTTCAATCTGAGAATTGTCAGTAAAAGCGTGGTTCATAATAAAAAAGAAATTGGGTGGTAGTTCCTATCGCCGCTGATCCTGAACTACCAAGGGGATCACCGCAGTTGAAAGGCGTCAGATGTTTGTCTCTGATCTTAGGTTTGCCTCTCAACTCATTTAATATACATGAAACTGGGGTGTTATGTCAACCTAGTGGACAGTTAGTTGAACGTCCATACCCTCCAACCTATTCTTTACATGTTCTTCCCAAGACATAGCATCTTCAATTTTATAAAAAACTGCCTTATGACAGGCATAACCTTTTTTCTTTGGTTTTTTGTACGAAACTTGATACTTTAACATTACAATCCTTTTTGATATTTGGTGTGTTCCAGTGACGTATCACTCCAGAAACAATAACCATATTAGTAGTGAGCAGACTGACAAATATGATACTGCGAATGATAGCAACATAATTGTCATAAG